TCAAAGTGCCAGCAAGAGCTGCATAGGACTCATTATCAGCCTGACCAGTGACCGCATACAAAACCTGATTAAGTTTCGGCACGTCATAATCAAACTCAAGATAGCCCTCTTGGTCTTTGCCAATGTAGGCCCACTCTTCGACGCTGATGACGGTGAATGTTCCGTTGAATTTTGCTCCTGCCCCAGCGATAGTAATGCTGTCGCCGGGCTGAACTTCGGAAGGGGTCAGGGTCTGTACGGCTGACACATCATCAAAGTGAAAACCATGAGTGATTGTGTAAACAGACATACAGACCCTTTCCTAACTACCGAGTGATCAGGAGAACGTGAAGCGAACGAACTTCGTTGAGTCGATCATCAACGCTGCAAAGTAACCGCGGAGGGCGATTGTGCGTGACAGTGTTGATGGTGACTCAATGGACATGGTGCCCTTTTGCTGTTCGAACAGTTCGTAACCCGATGCGTCACCAACGATGAGGGTGCCGCTTGCAAAGTTACGGTCAACAACAACAGACAAACCAAAAGCGTTTCCGCCGTACTGGTTTACACCAAGGTTGCCCTGTGCGTTCATTGGGCCCACCTGTGGGAAAATTGGACGATTCGCTGTGTCGTGGAGCGCCAAAAGTTGACGCCAGCGGTCAGGTGCACAGAACAAGTGAGTAGGCAAGTTGCCATCAGACGAGTTCAAAATGGTTGCTGCAGCTTCGGCGATTTCTGCCATCCACACTTCAGGCTTTGCCACGTCAGCGGTCAAGAATCCCTGTGTGACGCTTGCGCCAGCGACAAGGGTGTCTGCTGCGTAGTTGTCTGTTGCATTGGCGTAGATACGGCCCATGTCGTCAAGAACGACCTGCAAGATTGAAGGATCAGTCCAGTCGATATCGGCTTCGGAAATGTTTACATATCCGCCGAAGATTTGCTTCGTGACTTGGTTGTTAAACACAACGAGGGTGCCACCTGTTGGGGACTGCTCACCGATAGAAGCACCGATGCTTGTATGCGTGGTGACCTCTGGACGGATAAACACCTTGCCACCGGCAGGCATTGGGCGTACGCCGACTGCGTCAACTACTGGACGGCGTCCGATGAAGTTGTTGTAAACAGGCTGAAGGATTGGGGTTGGCAAGAGGCCCGGAGTGTCAGAAGTGACAATTTCGGGTGCAGCTGCACGAAGTGCGTCTGACATTGCGCGCCACTGATCGCCACCTGAAATGGCAGCAGCGATGTACTCGACTGCTGTTGGAAGTGGGGTCTCGCGACGTGCAGTCGCAAAGATTGGTGCTGTTGGAACAGTTTCAGCCGAAGCCTCAACCGTTGGGGTATCTGTTGACATGGTTTCCTCCTCGGAAATGTCTTGGGGTTGGGGTTCGACAGCCTCTTCCTCTTCAGGTTGGGAGGCAGCGATTTCTGTGATGACAGCATCCGAAAACGCTGGCATGGCGACAAGTGAGATCTCTGCAAGAGAAGCCTTCGAGACAACCATTGTCCCGTTCTTGTCGTACTTAAACTTGATTGGAATGGCACCAACGGACACGGAGTCGTAAGCGCCAGCCTTGACAAGTTCAATGGCCTCATCGCTTGCGCGAGTATTGGCAAACTTTGCGGTAAACAAAAGTCCGGCATCGTCATCAGCCAACTCAGTTATCACGCCGCGTAACTGGGTCATGTCATGATTTTCCAGCAGCTTCGGTGCTTTTGCGTTTACGTCAAAAGCGCCACGCTTAAACATGACCGATTCACCCGAGGACACTGTCGCTGGAGTGTCCCAAGGAACAGCCACACCCGTGATGGTACGGGGGCTGTCCTCGCCAGCGGCAGCGTCCAAGGTGACTGGCACGGCTACAAACTCAATTCTCACAACTCATCATCCGTTTCGTTATTAGGCATACCGCTAGGGCTATGCGATTCAGAACCCTCGTAGTCGTCAATGTCAAACTCGACATAGCGGTTACGAGGAAGAACTTGTGCGCTGGAAAGGGTCTGCTCAATAGCGTCCATATAGATACGAGCGCCGAAAAGGTACAAATCCTGACGCGCTTGCTGGGCGTTCTGATACGTCATCGAAGCGCCCTCAGTGGGTGCGCTCACGAGGTAGGCAGGCACGGAGCAGAGGCGAGCCATTTCGAGGGATTGGTACTTGCGCTGATCAGCAATGACTTCCTGTGGGTTCTGTGCAAACTCACGGAACTGAACCTGACGCGACAACGCGCCAATAGCGTTCTGTTTACGAGCCGAAGCCCACGCCGAAGCAAGAGAACCAAGATCATCGCCTGACATGTCCTCGCCATCAATCTGCTGAAGATAACCGGGCACGGTCTCAAGGCTGGCGTAGCGGTCAGCTGCCATGTTTAAGAAGATGTTGGTGTTGATGGCTTGAGCGCCAATCTTCAAGATGCCCTCGATAGGGCTCAAGAACTGGATCACATTGTTTACGTCAAGTGGTTGTCCGTTGAACTCAAGTTCTTTAGACGGCCCGTAATACTGAGGGATTCCTGTCTGCTCTGTGCTGGAAATGTTTGCAGCAGGAAGCCATGTAAACGAAGCAGGCAACCCTGTCGAGTAGCGCGTGGTGACATAGGCGTAAGCCGCGCCATAGAAGAACATGTCCGAGAAGATGTTTACAAAAAAGAACGAGCGCGACACCTTAGGATCGGGGGTTTCCATCCAAGGCTCAAGAGGCAGATACACCTCGTCATAGTCGGAGCCGTTCCACTGCTTGCTGTAGTGCTTCAACCCAACCGAGCCGATAATGCCAGCAAGCAAGTCCCTACTACGACTGACCGTCGGAATACTGAGAGCGCGCACCTCCGCAGAGCCAGTGGTGTACTGGATGAAGTTGCCAATATAGGACGCGCCTGCAGCCGCCTGCACAGGTGCAGAGGCGAAAGAGGCCGTGTCAACTTTGCGTGAGAAAATACCCATCCACTCGGAGTCTTACACAAGGTTATTGCAAATGCAACTATCTTGAAAAACCCATTGTTGGCTTATTTGCCTGTCCGGGTCTCGACACCATTGCAGCTGCAACGATAAGACAACGACACGCCTCGATAGGGCCGGGTGATCGTTGAGACGAAATCGACAGAGCGCCACCCTGACCGCGAATCAGTACCGCCCTGTTTACATGCTCTGACAACAACACCTCGCCAGTGTGCTTGACGCGGTCTTCGTTAATGAGTCCCTTAACCGTGGACGTGTATTTGTTTATTTCGCCGTAGCCCCACTGCACCGTTCGACGCTGAAACTTCTCGGGCGTGTGAATAAACAAAGACGGCGTAATAGCCAGTTGCGTTTTCGGTTCACGCTCAAGAGAGGCTGTGATCTGCTCCCACATTTCAGCAATGGACTCGGTCTGAAATTCCACGGAGGCAACGATGTCCCCGTCTGTATTTTTGCGACACCAGACCCCAACATATTTTGAGTCGTCCACTGCGGAGTCCACAGCCAGCACCGAAGTAGTCCCGTCCCACTGGGAGTTCTCTGTAAACCGTTTCGCCCACTGCCCCGGCGGAAGCCACGAAGACGCTGCACTCACCCACATGTTGCAGTGAGCGCGAAGCCACTGAGATCGGTCAGGGCTGGAGTGTGCAGCACGGAGACTTTTGAGGGTGACCGTCCTAGGCATGCTTGGGTTTGCATAACCCCAGTAGCGTTCGTCATCAGGTGACACCGACTCAGGCACAGACCACTCCGCCATATACAACTCACCCGGCTCACCCTTGTCAATCTGCCCGATGGCCTGCTCCCGTAGTTTCTTCATGACCGTGCTCGACTCATCACCAGCGGTGGACACCAACAAAGACAGACCCGACTTCACAGCAATCTGGGCAGGCTTCAACGCACCGAAATAAGCAGCCTCAGTGATTGCCCACAGCTCGTCCACAATCAGAACGTCCACGCCCGAAATGCCGTGCTTCTTCCCTGTTGCAGCCTTGACCAAATACTCAGAGCCATCCACCATCTTGACGCGGTGCCTGCCGTAAGCCCACGTCACCTTGCACAGCCCCGACTCTTCCCACAACTCGAAGAGATCACGCAGATCCTCGAAGACCTCCGTTGCCAGCGACAACTCATGCGCGGTGGACACAACCTTGACAGGTCTGCCCCAAATGCGTGGCAACTCAAGAAGACAAAACCCAACCACCGCCGAAAGCATAAAAGTCTTTCCCTGCTGACGCGCACAAAACGCCATAGCACTTGAATGCGTAAACGCCCCGTCATCATCATGCTCAAAAGCACCGATCAATACGTTGACCTGCCACGGAAACAAATTTCTCGAAAGGTGAGCAGCTGCAAACTCTGCAATCAAAGGCCCGAAAGACTCGTACCCATATACGGGCGTTTCCAACCGTGGCTGATCAGAACCAACGCCAACCGTTAAAGGCGGAAACAGATCGTCTTGAACCGAGTCATGACCGTTTCGTGGAGATAAGGGAGAAAGGGGTCGGGGTGAATGGGAATCGTTTATCAAAGAAATTTGGCCGTTTTCGTTTGAAAGTTGGTTCAGCGCAGCGTTTCGTGTTTGGGTCGCTCGGGCGCGTTTACGGTTGAGGTGTTCTGCCCCACGTCTTGAGTTGCATGGTTTGCAGCTGGGTACCATGCCGTCGAGGTGACTGCCTCCGCTGTCTACTTCGAGCAGGTGATCGGCTTCGGTAGCAGGGTTTCGTTTACACCAGTGGCAGACGGGTGAGCCTTCGAGGAGTTCGCGTCTTGCTTTTTGGTATGAGCTTGTTTTGTATTCGTCCATGGTTGGTGTTCTCCTACCGCCCTTGCTTCGCTGCGGTTGGTTTCATGTTACGGGGTAGGTCGGTGCGGTGATAGCCCCCCACAGTTCTACCTACGAGGTATGGCTGCCGGATGTGTTACACCAGTGGACGGACACCATTGACATTTGTGACGTTTGGACGCTGTACAGGCCGTTCTATGACAGCCTGCTCTACCCTCGTTCCCGAGTGTTATGCCTACTGAGTACAACTCCCAATGAGGCCATGCGTGTCTAGGTTGTCTGTATTAGCCGTGTAAACGGCTGGGGTCAAGTATCGAACAAGGTTTCGTGCATTACAGGCTCTTCACGCCTATTCAGGTAGTGCTTGCCTTCATGCGTTCGGATCGCGTGACAGTTTCTACAAACAGCGTCACACTTCTCCATCTCAGCAATGATGTTTGAAACGTGCCCTCTGCCCATCTGCTGAGAAATGGTAAAGCTCTTCTGCAAAGGGTCTCTATGGTCAAAGTCAATGCAGACAATGGTGCGATCGTCGATGATGAGCCCACAATCCATGCAAGCACCTCTACGCAGTTTCTCATTCCTTACTACTTCACGATGCTTCTGCAATGTGGTCAAACCCTTGTATCGAGGCGGTTTAGGCTTTCTGCGTAAACGTTGATACTCAGCCCATACGGTTTTGCACAACTGGCAGGTCTCTTTGCGTTTCCAATGAGCCCGGTAAGCAGCTGGGGTTCCGCAAGGGGCAGGTTTACGGCCTGAGCCTTTACCGCCCATTACTTACGCCCAAGCCTTTCCGCAATCATCTCAAGCTGATTTGGTCGCCACACATAATGTTCTGCGTGTGGGCTGATGGCGTTTGCCCATATGACCTGCATGGGGGTGAGTTTGGTTTTGTCGAGCTTTAACTCAGCGAATATCAAGCCCCTGTCACGATGCGCTAGCACGAGGTCGGGGAAGCCTTTGCCATCAGATCGGAACACACCCGGACGTACTTGATGTGGGCTGGGATGGAATATCAACCACCCGTTCATCGAGGCAATCTGTTCCACTTTGCTCTGAAAGATGCGCTCGGTTGCTTCACCTGCCACGTTCAAGCCTCACCATCTCGGACTCGTAAAACTTGACCTCACGCAGTAAACGCGCATTGTCTCGATACTGCTCCTCGAGGACTTTAATCATCGGCTGAAGGTTGCTGATGTTTACGGACTCGCTGAGGATGCCTTCAGGGTCGTGGTGTTCGATAACGGCCTTGATGCACGGCATGAGGGCTTGGTGCATTGGGCAGTAGGTGTAGTACTCGGTACGGCAGCTGGGGAACGGACAGTAAAGCGCCCTACCCATGACGGCCTGCTAACCAAATGCCTAGCGCAATCATGGCAACACTGTGGGACACGAAGTAAACAAACTCAATCATTGGGGGCTGCTTTATTTATTTCAGCCTGCAGCGCCTTTTGCAGTTCAATGACTGTTAGGGCTTTGTCTGTGTTGTCCATCGCTGTCTTAGCGGTTGTACGCCAAAACTCAACCTGAGCCGTTAAGAAGTTCACCTGTTGAATGAGGTCGTCGATGTAGTCCTTCATTGTTCCTGCGTCCATCAGAATGGCTCCTCATCGGTGATGCTGTCTAACAGGTCGTCCTCATGAGTAGCGACAACAGGATCTGGTGTGCCTCGAGGCGGCCAGAACGCTTTAGCGTCCTTTCCTCCGGTGGTGGCTTTGAACCACGGGCGTTTTGTGCCTGCTACCTGATCACGGTTGTCGTACACCTCTGTCACGCCTGCTTGGAAAGCATCGAGGACTAACCAGTCCGGCAACTCACCAAACTGGTTGCCTTTGACGGTTATGCCATTAGCAGATGCGATGCTGTCAGGGTGGGATGGTGGGACATGCACGGTTTTGCGATCAGGGAAAGCGGTGGTGGAGCGTGGGAGATAGCCACGGCTCGCCGCTGCTGTTCGTTCAACTTTGCTCATCTCTTCACGGCTTGGGCGTTTGTTTACATCGGTGCCTGCCATGCCAGCGTTCGCTAACGCACGGCCTACAGCTGAGGTTTCACAGTTCTCGACATGTGACGTGCGGTTTACATTGCCAGCGCCACGAACCTCTTCGGCGTAGCCCGTAGCGATGCAAACATCCTCGAGCCACAGCTCTGCACGGATCACACAAACATCGGCACCCGGTACGGAGACCATGTGTGTGATGGTGCGCCCGTTCGGGTGTTGTGCGAGCCAGCGTGAGTGTCGAACTGCTACTGGTTCGTAGTCGTCAAGATTAAAGCCCACTTGCAGCCTCCTTCTTAGCGAGGCGCTTTAAACGTGCGTCCTCTTTCTTTTGCAGAGCTGCAAGAGATGCAACACCATCGGCAATTAACGGTTCGATGACCTTGCGAAGTGTTGCGGTGATGTTCTTGTCCTGATCGCGAAGCATCACATGCGTAATGGCTGTGAACTCCTCAGGGGTGAGCCTGACGGCTACCGCGTGTGGTTTGTTTATCATTCGTTTCTCCTGAATGTTTATTGTTTACTGACCTGAGGTTACACGCCAGTTTGATGCACCTTTACCATCAGCCCACAAGACGCGAGCCACTTTCAGGTTGCACGATGGGTCTGTCAGGCTTTTGATGACCTGACGATACGGGCGTTTACACGTCTTAGCAGTGAGAGTACGCCACGTCGAGTTAATTTGAAGTAGCCCGGTATCGCGTGAGCCGTCACCGTTAACACGGCTGACTGCGTGAGGAATGCACCTTGATTCCCTCCACATGATCCTGTCGAACACTTCGATGGGAAGTCCGTGTTTACGGAGCATGGTGTGCCACTGCTCGCACTTCCACTGGGGTGCAGCTGATACTTGCACGGACGGGATAAATAGGGTGAGTACTGCGAAGCAGAGCAATGCAC